GCAAGGGTTTAGAGATGAGTATATTTACGAACAACTTTGTAAGTGGGGTATTTCATCAAACTACAATGAGCCAATGACAGCTGAACAGATAAAAAGATTGGGCATAGTAAAACAAAGGCAAATTTTCAGCAACATAATAGCAACACATAATATGGTAAACATACAACAAGTTCACGCAGAAGATTTGGGAATAGTTGACACCAACAAATATTGCTATGTGATGACCTATTCATTCCCATGTCAAGATTTGAGTTTGGCAGGAAAGGGTGCTGGAATGGAAAAGGGTAGTGGAACACGAAGTGGAATGCTTTGGGAAGTAGAACGCATTTTAGATGAGTGTAAGGAATTGCCACAAGTTCTTTTAATGGAAAATGTGCCAGAAGTGATTGGAACAAACAACATAAAGCATTTTGCGAAGTGGTTAGAAAAGTTGGAAAGTTTGGGTTATCACTGCTATTGGAAAGTGCTAAATGCAAAGGATTTTGGAGTGCCACAAAACCGAGAAAGATGTTTTATGGTTAGTGTTTTGGGAGATTATTATTATGAGTTCCCACAAAAAATAAAACTAGAACACAAGTTAAAAGATTTGTTGGAAGAAAATGTTGATGAGAAATACTATCTAAGTGATAGAATTGTTAATTATTTTGAAAACCATAGTAAAGATGCCGAAAAACAAGGTAATGGATTTAGATTTACACCAATAGAAAACTGTGATGTAGTAGCCAAAACAATAACAACACGAGCAGGCAGTAGAATGGATGATAATTTTATAAAAATTACCAAAGAAAACGAGAACTTTATACAATGGGAACAAAAAGGGTTGTTAGATAGTGATTGTAGAGCATGGAAAGATGATAAAATTAGTGGAACACTAACTTGCAAGGGGAATAATAAGATTGTAGAAAATTTAAAAACTAAATTATGCAATGAGTTAATACAAAATGGTAAGGTACAAGAATATGATGTTATAAGACACAGTTACACAAACAATCGCTTAAACAATGGTGATAAAAATATGGGTAGAATTGAAAATCACGAAGGATTATCACCAACACTAGACACGAGATGTGATTGCTTGGGAGTTGTGAAAGATTATAGAATAAGAAAACTTACACCAAAAGAATGTTTTAGATTGATGGGAGTTAAAGACCAGGATTTTGAAAACATAGCACAAAATCAAAGCAATGCAAGTTTGTATCATTTGGCAGGCGATAGTATTGTGGTTGATGTGTTGATAGCAATTTTTAGGCAAATGTTATAAAGGACTAGAAATAGTCCTTTTTTAGTTGACAAAACTTAAATTGATTTGGTATAATATAGTTAAAGTTAGTAAAAAGGGGTGTAAAGTGTTAAGTGTAAATGATATTGCAAATTACTTAAAAATACATATAAACACAGTTTTTAGATACATTAAGCAAGGCAAAATAAAAGCAATAAAAATTGGTGGAATATGGAGAGTAAGCGAAGAAGAATTTGAAAGAATAAAAAAGGAGGGTGTTTAAATGAAAATTAAATTTACAATAAAAACAAATTCAGGCAAATTATTATTAATGGTTGGAAACAAACACAAATTAGAGTTAAATACAGGAGAAGTTATTTGGGTAGCAACAATAAAAGCAAACACATTTGGATTTGGAAAAACTTGGGAAGTGTTTGATGTAATGACAGGAGCAGTTATTGTTAGTTTTGCGGAAAAAGAAAAAACTGAAAAAGATGCTTTGGCAAAGGCAAAAGAAAAAATAAACAATGTTTTAGAAGAACAGAGGTGTTTTTATGAAGATATTATAAGGAGATTTTATGGAAATAAATAAAGAACACATTGTTTACAAAAAAGTAAAGGAATTAAAGTTAAATCCAAAAAATCCAAGAAAAAATGATGATGCAGTTGAAACAGTTATGAAAAGCATTGAGCAATTTGGATTTAAAAATCCTTTGATTGTGGATAGCAACAATGTTGTTTGGTGTGGAAACACGAGATTAAAAGCAAGTAAAAAGTTAGGTTTAGAAGAAGTGCCTTGTATTGTTGCAGATGACTTAACAGAAGAACAAATAAGAAAATTGGCTTTAATTGATAACAAATCAAGTGAAATTGCTGAGTGGGATTTAGACCTTTTAAGTGATGAACTTGTTGATTTGGATTTAAGCGATTTTGAGTTGGATTGGGGTATAGATGAACAACTTGATATTGAAAAAGAAGTAGTTGAAGATGATTTTGATGTAGAAAAAGCAATACCAGAAGAACCGAAGTCAAAACTTGGAGATATATACCAACTTGGCGAACACAGGTTGATGTGTGGAGATAGCACAAAGGAAGAGGATGTTGCGAAGTTGATGAATGGAGAAAAAGCGGATATGGTGTTTACTGACCCACCATACGGAATGAAGAAAGAGAGCAAGGGTGTTTTGAACGACAACCTCAATTTTGATGATTTGCTCGACTTCAACCGCCAATGGATTCCGCTGACATTCGGAGCGTTAAAAGACAATGGCTCTTGGTATTGTTGGGGGATTGATGAACCGCTGATGGATATTTACAGCAATATCTTAAAACCGATGGCGAAAGAAAACAAGATAACATTCCGAAACCTTATTACATGGGATAAAGGAAACGGACAAGGGCAGTTATCGGAAGATTTTAGAATGTTCCCTATTGCAGACGAAAAATGCCTTTTTGTTGTTTGTGGTATTCAATGCTTGACCTTAAACGCAGACCAATATTGGGAAGAATACGAGCTTATAAGAAAATACCTGTATGATGAACGGATGAAGTGCGGTTGGGATGTTCCGACAATGAAAACAATTGCAGGGCATAGCGACAAGAGCAGAGACCATTGGACAAGTAAAAGTCAATTCAATCTGCCGACAAAAGAAGTGTATGAGAAGTTTCAGAAATGGGCAAAAGACCACAATGTGAAAGCCTTTGAAAAAGAGTATGAGCAGTTAAGGAAAGAGTATGAGCAGTTAAGGGCATATTTTGATAATACACACGATAATATGAATAACGTGTGGCACTTTGACAGAGCAGGAAAAGACGAGCGAGAACACACAGGCGGTCACGCAACACCGAAGCCGATAGCATTATGCAGTAGAGCGATAAAGAGCAGTAGCAGAGAGGGCGAGATTGTTCTTGACGTATTCGGCGGTAGTGGAAGCACTTTAATTGCTTGCGAGAAGTTAAACAGAAAGTGCTATATGATGGAACTAGACCCACATTATGTTGATGTAATTATTGAAAGGTGGGAAAAATACACTGGACAAAAAGCAATAAAAATAAATTAAAAGAGGCTGAGTGAAATGATTGAAAAAGTAAATCCAAGCCACCCAGATAAAGTGGCAGATAGAATAGCAGGGGCAATAGTTGACCTTGCATATACAAAAGAAGAAAATCCAAAAATAGCAGTTGAAGTGTTAATAGGACACGGAACTTGCACAATAATTATAGAAAGCGACATTCAATTTACAAGTAATTATTACACAACAAATGAAGTGCTACAAATACAAGAAATTGTTTTTAGAATTGTTGGCACAAGAAATATAGACATATCAATTATAGGCGTTGAGCAAGACAAACATCTTTCCGACAATCAAGTCGGAGACATAAGATGTGGAGATAATGGCATTTTTAAAGGTGTTCCATTGACAGAAGAAGAAAAGCAAATGAGCAAAATAGCACACGAGATTTACGAGAAATACCAAAGTGATGGCAAATACATACTAGACAGAAACAAATTGATTATTTGTCAAAGCAACGCAAAAAGCGATGACATAAGAAGTAAATATATGGATTTAGGATTTTACACAATAGTCAATCCATTAGGCGAATGGACAGGTGGAACAGATGTTGACACAGGAGCAACCAACAGAAAATTGGGAAGTGATATGGCACAGAGTTTGACAGGCGGTGGATTACACGGAAAAGATTTGTCAAAGGCGGATGTTAGTGTAAACATATATGCGTTTTTAAAGGCACAGAAAGAGAAAAGGCCGATTGAATTATGTTGTGCAATAGGAGATACTGAAATTGATGGCAAACCATACAGCGAAATAGTTGAGATAGCAAGAGAATATATCAACGCAGTTGGTGGATTTGAGAAGTTTGCTGAATGGGGGTTGTTTTAAAAGCGGAGGTGTTGATGACAGAACAAGAAAAAGCAGAAATATTAAATAAATTACAGAACATAATTGAAAGCAATGCAGAACTGAAAGAATTTACAGAAAAAGCCAAAGATTTATTAAAAAGAAAAGAACAAGGCAATATAACAGATGATGAATTATACAAAGAAATGCAAGAGTTAGTTGCGACTGGGAAATTTGCGTATGATATGAAACTTGCATTGATGTTGTTAATTATGGTGTTGAAATAATATGAAAAGGGAGTTAAAATGAAAAAAGATTGTAAAAATTGTGTAAGTAGGTTAATATGTCCAAACTATCAAGAGGGAACTGCTTGTTTGGGTTTTAATGATGAGGGTTGTTTTAAAGGAACATTAGAGTTAGGGTTGTTTGGACTTGTGGAAGAAAATGACATTGAAAGATTTTTTGAAAGAATAAAAGCAATTCAAGTTAGCAAAAATACAAATAATTTGGAGGTAAAATGCGAACAGAAAAACAAAAAGCAAATTTAAGAGTGCCGACCACGAAAGAAGCACGAGAAATAGGAAAAAAGGGTGGAATTGCTAGTGGGAAGGCAAGAAAAGAAAAAAAAGCTTGGAAAGATTTAGCAAATATAATGTTACAAACAGAAGCAAGTGAAGCAAACAAAGAAGTGTTGGCAAAGTTTGGAATTGAGCCAACAGATGCGAATTTGAGTGCGGTTTTAGTGCTTAAAAGATTGCAACAAGCATTAGCAGGAGATGTAAGTGCTTGGCAAGACATAAGAGATTTGACAGGAAACAAGCAAGCAGAAGTTTTGAATATTCAAAGTGGCTCGTCAATTATGGAGGACATTGAAGAATATGCTAACAGCCAAACAAAAGCAGGCAATTGATTATGTAATGAATTGTCCTGTTGAAATATCACATAAGTTAGGGTTTACACTTTTGACAGATTTGCATAAAGAATTGTTATACAGGTTGATTTTTAGCAAAGAGGACTTTACGGAGCTTTGGCATCGTGGCAGTTATAAAACAACTTGTGTGAGTATAGCATTTGCTTTGTTTATGATATTGTATCCAAACAAGAACATAATATTTATGCGAAAAACAGACAATGATGTGGCTGAGATTGTAGCACAAACAGCCAAAATCTTGCAAAATGAATACATACAGGGGTTGGCATACATATTTTACGGAAAAGAAATATCATTTGTGCAAGTAAATAAAACTGAATTGACAACAAACTTGTTTGATGCGAAAAGAGGTGCAAGTCAACTGTTGGGGTTGGGTATTGGAGCAAGTTTAACAGGAAAGCACGCAGATTGGATACACACAGACGATATTGTAAACTTAAAGGACAGAATATCAAGAGCAGAAAGAGAAAGGACAAAACTTGTTTATCAAGAATTGCAGAACATACGCAACAGGGGTGGCAGAATAACAAACACGGGAACGAGGTGGCACAAAGAAGATGCAGTAGAGATGATGCCGAACAAACATATTGTTGATTGTTATTCTAGTGGGCTTATAACAAAAGAGCAGTTAAAAAAAATAAGAAAATCAATGACACCGACATTATTTAGTGCAAACTATGAGTTGAAACATATTGCAGATGAAAACGCACTATTTAACATACCACCAAAGTTTTTTGATGATATAACAAAACTTTACAATGGACTTGGGCATATTGACGCAAGTTATGGTGGAGAAGATGGAAGTGTTTTGACATTGGGCAGAAAAATTGGAGACACAATTTATTTATATGGTAAACGCAGAAAAGGGCATATAGACAATCACTTAAACGAGTTCATTCAGTTGACAAAAAGTGTTCGCTGTGGCACAATTTATAGTGAGGACAACGGAGACAAGGGCTATCTTGCAAGAGACATTATGAAACAACATCCAGCACAGGTTTATCACGAAGCAATGAACAAATACATCAAAATCAGCACATTTTTGAAACAGAATTGGCACAAAATACTTTTTTATGAGGACACCGACCCTGAATACTTGCAAGAGATATTAGATTACACGGAAGATGCTGAACACGATGATAGTCCAGATAGTGCAAGTAGTTTGGTTAGGTTGTTCGTAGGAGATAATATAAGAAGGGGATTTTAAATGGCAAGTTTTCAAATTGATTTCAGCAATAAAGCTGATGACATACTCAAAATAGTTGAGTGGCACAAAAGTAGTTCAATAAGGGCAGAGATATTGGAGGCAAAATCTTATTATTTTAAGGAAAATGCAACAATAATGAATTTGCCTGATAGGGAGTATTGGAGTGATAGAAC